TATTAGTTTTTCTAATCTCTTCCTCCCATTTTCCATAAGTGTCGATGTTCTGAAATATAACATTTGCAGCCGTACTATTTTCTTTTCCGAAAACCTTTGTTATTGCAACGGCATCCTTTTGTATCTTGCTTAACTCGGTTAAACGAACCTGTAAAGATTTGCTTTTATCCATCAATAAAGATGTATTTACACCGTGCTTTTTAAGGGATTCGATAGCTTCTTTTGGCAATCCTTTTGCGCTGCTTAAAACGCCTAATATATTACGCGCACCTACTGCTATTTTATCGTGGCTCATTTGCTTACCTAATGTCTCAAGTAACGCAACCGATTCACTTAGTTTTACATTGGCACTATATGCATTAGCCCCAAATTCCTGTAACCCTTGTGCTATTTTAGCAGTCGATACACTACCGACAATCTCCCCTGCTGTTAATTGGTTGATCACTTTGTTTGCATCTTCTGCCCCAATTTTAAATTGGTTCATTACCGATGTAAGATTTTCAAGTGTTGGGGTTAATTCCTGTCTCGATGCTTTTGCAAGGGTTATACCTGCCTGTGTTATTTTAGCCAGTGCATCCGGATTATCCAAATATTGGGACATTGCAGAACCAATAACCTCAAAGCTACCCGCTACATCTATAGCAGAAACTTTATTCGCTTTGGCTAATGTTTCTATTTGCTTTACAAATTTTCCGCTTGACTGTCCTGTTACCGCCTCCAAGCTGTGTAAGGCTGTTTCATACTCTTTTACGCCATTTACCGCAGTACTTAGCAACATCGCTATACTTATCCCTGCTAAGGCTGATTTGACTGTATCCGTCAAACCTATCATTTTATCAAAACGCTTATTCACGCTACCTAATGAAGCGGTTGCTTTATTGGCAAAATTACCTACCCCTTTTGTCATCTTAGCGACAAAATCAGGAAAGTTGCCAAAAGCTGTAAACTCCGTTGGTATTCGCATTGTTGCTGCCATAATGCATTGTTTGTTTTAAAAGTAAAGCCTTTATAATTTTTCACAACTATAAAGGCTTATCTCATTTCGTTTTCGTTTTTTTCTGTATTAGTTCGACTTCATTATTCCAGTACAAAATACCCTTATAATCATAATCATCGCTATACATTTTGTCTATCTCACTCGGTGGCCAATTGTAATTGTTGACTATGTTTTTAACTGCAACATCAACACTATCTCCTACAAGCCACCTTATGAAAAAACGGTAGTAACTTCCCTTAGCGTGTCATAGTCGAATTTATGTAGTTCCTCCAATTCTGCAACGGTGGCAAATCCGGTAATATATGCCACCAAAACTAAAGAATACCTCACAGCATTGGTTTTAAAGTCAATGCCTTTTGCAAGATTAGCGGCAGTCCCTGGGCTTACCCTTGTTTTGAAGTTTATAACCGTTAATCCGGGCGATGGGAATATTAGAGTATATTCCGGAACACCATCTTTGAACACTAAATTACCTTCAATTACTGATTGCAGCATGTTTGGATATTCCTCCGCTACTTTTTCTATAGCAACTGGCTTTCTAATATATAACTTCAAAAAGTCGTGTATCTCAGCAATTGCCATTTCCTCCGTCATTACCTGTTTTTGTTCTGTTTTGTCTGTTTTCATTTTGCGATAGTTTTAAACATTAAATTTTCTCAAAGAACTCGGCTGCGATTTTAAGGGTAAATGTACCCGCGTTGCTGTCCTCCTGAATATCCCCAACGGGACGGCCTTTGCCTTTTAGTACTTTTCCATTATTAAAAGAAATCGTCCATGTGCCTAATTCCGGATGCCCTGATAATTTAGCTGCATCAGTTATTGCCTGATTTTCTGTGTCATTAGCTACAACACCCTCAAAGCTTCCCCTAACACGATTTAACTGGCTCATAAGCTTGCCGCCTGTGGTTACTTGGTTTGCATCATCGTTAGCCCTTATACCTCCCATATCGAGCGTGTAACTTTCTCCCGATTTGCCCTCAAATCTGAAATCTCCCAATGCGTGCTGGCATACGATTTCGTCTATATCTCCAAAAGAATAATTTGCCATTTCTTTTTATTTTTTAAAATTAAAATCCTGCTTCTACATCGGTACTTTCAATCCTTGCAATTCCGGTTCTTTTATACCTAAAGAATGTTTCAAACCTGTTAGGGTTGGTAGTGCTTATTTGTACTGTTAAACTGTCTTTTGAAAATTGTGGGTCATTTATCAAAGCATTTTCTGCAAGTTCCTCAAATACTCCGAAAACAATTCCTTTCCATTCTCGCGGCTTAACCGTTCCGCTTACACCTACCGTTTGGTTATCCTGTACCAAAGTTTTATCCCTAAGATAAATCTTTTCTGACGTTGTGTAAAAGTCTTTGATATTCCAGTCTATAATCAAGTTACGGGCATAAGAATATTGCAATGGCACTTCGCCATCAGGGTGGTATGTTGTAACCAAATCCTGAATTGTGTATTTACCGTTTTCAAGCGTTACAGTAGAACTACCGTTTTTAACCAAAACATCACGATCATTGTAATTACCCATATCTCCTATGCTTCCATCGGCCGGTACTGGCATATCAGGATAGGACAATGCGTTTACATCGCGGTGTGGTGTATTTTGTGCCACAACAGCAAGCAATAAAACCACATTTGCAGCCGCTTCCCATGTAAAGCCTTTAGAGTTTGGTGCAGGGCAAAGGACATTTGTTACCTGGTTAACACGGGCATTTGCATCGGTTATTGCAACCAGTCCGGTACGTGTTGATAGTTTACTACCAAAGAACGCCATAAACGGCTTGAAAATAAGCCCTGAATACCTGCCTGTAGGTGCATCGGGGTCAGGATATCCATTAAATTGCTCAAAAGCATCTAATTGGGCTGTTCCATAAGGATTTGTAGCCATTGTGTACCATGTATCGCCAAATTGGCTAAACGTGGCAGCTAAATCTACACTACCTGCACCGTCTGTACTTGTGGTTTGCGAATAACTTAACCCGGCCGCGTTGTTTCCTGTATCAATTGTTACGTTAAATTCGGCACTTGTAAGCCCTTTCCACTTGGTAACGAATGTAACTACACCTACTGCGCTTGTTGCGGTGGCTGGCGCGCCTAAAACAGCCGTCATAGCATCACGCATTTTTCCTGCAATAATGGTAGGTGTATCGCCAATTACCACATTATACGAATACTCTGTGAAATCTAAGCTTTTACGCCCATTTACTACAAGGTAATGTGTTGTATTTGCCGTTGCTGTTCCTGTTACAGTCCACGCCCTGGTTGTTGCTGTTGCTGCACCATCGGTTAATTGAGGGAATGCGATTACAGGAATACCACCTATACCATCCCCACCGTTTGACGGGAACAATATACGGGCTTGTTGGTGTATTGGGCTACCATAGCCATATAAATTCGCTGCTTCGGTAGCACTTGTTATCTGCCTGCCTATAACCGATAACCCCGTTTGGTTAGCTGTATTGGCTTCCCCAAACAATGCTAGTATTTGCGGCAAATAAACAATGTCATTATTGAAATAGCCTTTTTTTAGCTTATAGCCGCTTACCCGGGAAATCCTGTCTAAGCCTACAGCCGTTGAAATTGTAGCCATATTTTTTAATTGTTAAAGATTAATTTAAAACCCTTTTCTGTATTTTCTATTTTTACTGTGGTATCGTTTCCAAATAAAGGAATACCCTCCCACATTGCCTGAATTTCATTTACCAATACCGTTACTGATAATTGACCGTATTTTATAAATGCTGCATCCATCCTGCCAGCATTTACCTCATTCTGAATGCTTGTTACTCGAACTGATGTTACTGCTCCACCTGAAAATCCCAACGTTTTATATTTAGTGCTTGCAAGGATATACCTTATCATTCCTAAATACTTGTTTCGTTTAAGCAAACTAACATCACTACCGCTTGACATTTCAGTTTCTTCGCCACGTACATAAACGTCTATTAAAAAAGTGCAATTACCTTGTTGCCCTGATTGTGTTTGCCCTCCTAAATCAATATTGCTTAATTGTACGTTTATTAAAACATCCTCGCTTTTATCATAAGGGGTCATTCGTTCCACATAAACTTCAACTTTTTCGTCTAAGCTTTGCAATGTAACCTGGTTGGTAATCTCTTCTAACAAAATAGCTCCGAGCGTATATTCTACTATCTCGAAGCCTTGTGTTGGTATAATTTCCGTTATTAATACTGCCATTTTTTACGGTTTGAAATCGCCCAAAATGAGCATTATTGCACCTAAAGTTTCATCAGGCCAAGATTCAGTAATTACGTAGTTTCTTGGTGTGCCGGTACTATCTGCATAAGTAGCGTAATGATTAACCATCTTAACTTCCCCGTTTGCATTTCTCACAGGATAACCCAAAGCAACTAAATCACTTTCGATTACGGTTACATGTACGGTTTTTGTATTGACAGGCATTCCATTTTGGTCAATACCTAAGTGATGTTTAGAAGCTAACCCAGTTAATGACACGGTAAGGCTTTTATCTTTCGTTGTTAGCTGTATGGTATCCCCCCACCCTAAACTTGTGATTATAGCCTTTGTATCACGTCTCATTAACTGAATTAAATCTCCTGTCATAACTTATTTTTTAACGGTTTTCTTTGGTAAAACAATGCCGTTTACTTCTTGCTTTTCATCAAGTTCAGCAGCATTGCCGTTTTCCTCATCCTGTTGCTCATCGGTTACATTTTCGTCACCCTCATTAAAAGGAATAATAAAATCCTGTGCAACGAGTTCAGCAGCATTGCCGTTTAACTGGCTTTCCGAAACAACTTCACCACTTTTAGCAATGATGTTGTTTTTTAATTGGTGTCCAATAACTAATATTTTATACTTATTTTCCATTATGCAAATACTTTCATAGTGAATATACGGTCAACAGTAATAGGTAACACAATCGGAGCAGATGACATTTTTATTCCGCTCGATAAGGTTCTTTCGTCATAAAACGGACGGATCAAAAACTCTGCTTCAACAGCAGTAGGTATTTTTGTACCCTCACCGCCTATTGTGGCATCTTTCATACCCGGCAATGCTCCGAATACTGTTTTACCCTGGAAGTTGGCAGGCAGTAAAACAACGTTACCAGCATCAAGATAGTATTGGTCTACACCGTTTTCATCTTCGTAAATCTCATCATAAGACCAAAGGTTTATCCTGAAATCCCCTGCAGCAATTTGCCCGTTAAATGTAAAACCTGTAGATTCAGTAAATTGAGGAAAACCGATGTTTACCCTTTCAATCCAACGGTAATCAGCTTGTTTTGTTACTTGGTCAGAAGCCATTAAAGCCTGTATAGCACCACTTCTTGCAATAAGGTTAAGCTCGTTTCCTGTTGCTGTACCCTCATTACGTAAAAAGGTTGCGCCTTTTGCGATATCGGTTAACGGTGTGGCTGTTGTAGCGTTGTTCCAATATGTACTACCACCGGTGGTAATATTAACGATTGAAGCGGCTTTACGTCTGAAATCAATGTTATCTCCGTTTATAAGCGTAACAATGCCTGTTTGCAATACTTGTGCTTGTTGTAGGCGTATAGAACGCTCAATCATATTGCGTTGCTCTGTAAGGTTGTCAAGGGCATTCTGCGCTATCATCCTGTTTGCCCCTGCAGAGTTAAGTGTTCC